CGTGTTCGCCCGCTTCGCCCGGGTGCTCCAATGCTTGCGCATCACCTCGGCCCGGGTGAGCAGCCGTTCGAGCTTCTCGGCCGGCGTCAGCTTCGGCGCCGCCGGCTTCAGTTCGAGCAGCATCCCATCGGCCCACGCCACGCTCTCGCGCCACTCTGGATGCCGAAAACCGAACTGCTTGCTCCGGCGCATCCACCGCTCGCCGCGGGCGCCGGCGTTGTGCGCCAACTCGTGAACGATGATCTGCGCGAGCACGAACCGATCGACGTTCGGCGGCACCCTGACCAGCGACCGCGAGCCGTTGACGGTGGCGTGCCCGCTCGCGTACCGGCGCGCCGGCACGAACCTCACCATGAGCGGCCGGCGCTCGTCGCCGAACACCTGCTCACGCGCGCGCACGACGAACGCGCGCAGATCCTCGGTGCGGTACTTCGTCCGGTTCTCGATCTTCAGCGTCGCCCTCATCGCACACCTCCTAGCGCGATCGCCCGCGCCCGCGCGCGCTCATCGTTCTGGCGATCGTATTCGGCGAGCGCGGCCGTGATCACCTCATCGAGCGCCCGGATTGCCGGCGCCACATCGGCGAGCGCGGTGCCGGGCCGAACCGTGACCTTCCGGATGGCGTCGATCGTCAGCGCGCCACGGCGCGCGAGGCTCAACAGCGCATTGGCGGTTCTCTTGTTCAGCATCACGCACCTCCCGGAGCGCAGCCGCGCCACTCGATCTCGCCAATCCCGATCCCGGCGCCGGCGAGGTTGTTCGCGAACCAATGCCGTGCGATCTGCTCGGCGCTGCGCACGGTGAGCGCGCTGCGCACCGTGCCGTCCGGGAGCATCACGAGGAACCCGGTGCCGTCTGTCTCGACAATCGCCTTGCCCTGAAACTTCCGGGCCGTCGCACGGCGCTCGCACGGCTCGGCGCCCGCGTAGCACGAACAGCACTGTGCATTCCCGCCGAGAACGATGTGTAGTTCCTCGCCGGCGTAGATCGTGCACTCGCAGCTACGGCATTCGGTGTTCGCTTGCGCCCTCACAGCACACCGCCCTTCCGGTCGTTCACCGCGCAATCGACCATTGCCGTGACGCCACCCATAGCGGCATCGGTCAGTTCCTCGCGCAGCGACCAGCCTTCGAGACGCGCCCGTGCCGTCGCGGCCTCGATCTCCGCTTCGGTGAGCGTCACCTCGACCCGAATCACGAACCGCTTGCCCATCACGTTCCTCCTTGCCGCGGGCGCCCGAGAGATCGGGCGCCCGCTGTGAGCGTTCAGAAGCCGAGCCGCCGGAGATCGGCGTTGATCATCCGGCCGAGCACGCGAGACGCGGCCGAGATGTACGTCGCGCCGTTCACGTCCCGCGCGATCGCGGGCATTCCCGCCCCCGGATGCAAGCACTATTTTCCCCGCTATTCATGCGGCTCCAACCGGGGTGCCCGCGGGCCGAGATCCAGCCGCATGCCCGCCCCGCGGCCGGCCGCGCGCGCCTCGGGATCCGGCTCGGCGAACTCGGCCCCGCCGGAATCGCGCACGTCCCGGTGCGCCTTCATCCACGACATTGCGGCATCGCTCGACTGGATCCGCTCCATCGCATCGCTCACGCGCACGAGCGCCGCCGGCCCGTGCGCCGCGGCCTTCTCGCGCTCGAACTGCAAGCGCCGATCCTCGCGCATCCGGAACAGGATCATCTCGACCATGCCGAAGCGGAAGCTCTCGGCGCGGCGCAGCCCGCCACCGGCCGCTTGCGACTTCGAGATCCGGATCACCTCGCGCGCGATCCAGCCGAACAGCATGCGCGTGATCTCGACCGATGCGCGCCGCCCCGAGATCTCGTAACTGCGACCGCGCCCGCGAGAGCCGACGAACGCGGCGCAGCCGTTGAACGCCGCGAGCCCGGCGACGAGGTGGTACTTCCACAGCGTGAGCTTGCCCTCACTGTCGAGCCACCCGTTCTCGTAATCGAACGTGCTGATCATCGCGTCGGCATCGCCGGCCTCGGCCTCGTCGCGCGTCATCTCCCACTGATCGAGAATCACCTGCGCGCGCGATGCTGCCGCGGCGGCTTCGCCCGGCGTGCCGGCGCGATCTGCGAGCGCGAACAGCTTGCGCACCTTTTCCATCGCCTCGCGTCTCGTTGTCACCTGTCGCCTCCTTGCCTCATCGATGCGAGCCGCTCGCAGATCCTCCGATACTGCGACGGCAGCCCGCGCTTGTCCTGCCACTCGATCGACCCGGCGCAGATCAGTTCGGCGCCGGTGCCCGTCTCGCGCGTCGTCTTGTGACACATGAAATGCCCATCGCTGCGCAGCGCGCGCAGGATCTCGGCCCACCGGCCGCGGCGCAGGGAGCGCCGGAGCGCCGCGCCGGCGCCGGTGCGATTGAACGGGCAGTTCGCACACGGCGCCGGCATCCGGTACGCGGTCACGGCTTCGCCTTCGGCTGCGGCGGCTGCGGCGGGCATCTGTGCATGCTGCGCCCGAGCGCGTTCGTGGTGACGATCGCCCCGCACTTCGGGCACCGGCAATGCCCCGGCCCGGCCGGGCGCCATCCCTCGCGGATGTAAACCGGCGTTGGCACGTCACGCCTCCAATCGAGCGCGCGGCGAACCACGCCCCGCGCGTGCGCCAAGATCCGCGGCAGATCGCTGCCGTCGATCAGCGGCGAAGCGTGAACCTCGGCCATGCCCTCGTCGGCCACCTTGAGCGCCGACTTGAGCCGCTCTACCTCCGCTTCCGCGGCCTTGGCGCGATCGTAGAGCACGTCAGTCAGCGGACGCCGGCGCGGGCTCACGACTGCACCTGCGCGGCCGCGGTGAGCGCGGCGAGAGCGTTCAGGTGCCGCGAGTTGTGCGCCGCGGCCTTCGCGGTCGAGCCGCGCATCCCGAAGTCGTGGTGAACGTATGCCCGCAGCGACGCAGCCAGTTGCGCATTGCAGTCCTGAAGCCGCTTCACCGTCGATTGAGCATGAACCGCGACGTGCGCGATCTGATTCGGCGTCATGGCCGCGAGGAACGCGGCAGCGAGCACGCCGTTACAGCGGTCGCACGGATCGCCCGGGTTGACAGGCTACGGCGTCGCCTTCGGCGTTTCGCTCTCGACCGCTGCGGCGTCAAGCTCCGCACGCCGGGTGAGCGGAGCAATCGCGGCATCGATGATCTTCGCCACGTTCACGCTGAGAGCCTGCGCATTGCGCTGCATCTCGGCCTTCGCCCAAAACTCGGCGTTGTCCGTGATCGCGTTCAGCCCCTCGCACGCCTCGATGCGCACCTCGGCGAGCGCAGCCTTGAGCGCATCGCGCTCACGCTTGAACCGCGCCATGTGCTCGCGCAGCCGGCCGGCCGAAGCCGCCCAATCCCGCGCGCTCGTCTGCGCCTGCTGAAGCGACTCGCGCGACTGCGCGAGCACGTCAGCGATCGACCGCGGGCTTCCGGTGAAATCGCGGAGATCGTACAGATGGAACCCGAAGTTGCCGCCGGTGCTCTCGTCCTTGTCGGCGATGAATGCTGCGGCATCCTCGCGCGTCTTGAATGTCCACGCGCTCGCCACCTCGTCGCACACGACGACGAACAGCCCCGGCTTCGTGATCTCGACCTTGCTCATCTGATTCCTCCTTGCCTGAACTGCGCCGTGATCGAACTGCTGTGCGCAGCATGAGGCATCGCCGCGCACGGTGCAAGCACTATTTCTCGGCCTCAAGTTCGGTGAGCCGAGCCCGCTGCCACGCCAACGCCTCGGCCGCGTTCTCGGCCGTGATCCCCCCGGGGAACCGTTCCTCGATTTCCCGGCCCACCTGCTCGGCGATCGCGCGCCGGCGCAGCCGCTCGGCCACGCGCGCCGGAGAGTTTGCCGTGGCATCGTCGCGCATGCACGCGAGCAGGAACCGCCCCGGGCGCGGGCTCACTGCCACATCTCCGAGCGCCACATCACATCGGCGCCGAGCATGATCCGGACCCGCCGGAGCCCGCGGCCCTGCTCCATCTCCGCGCGCGCGACGGCGGCCGGCATGGTGTCGGTCTTGCCAACGGTGCACCACTTGCCCCACCGCGCCGCCCGCCCGCCGCGCTTGAACGGATTCCGATAGAAGCCGGCGTGCTCGCTGATCTGGATCCGGTACTTCGCCGGGCGCGGGCTCGCGACGCACGGCCCGGCCGTCTCATCGTAATCGGCTCTCGGGTTGTCGGTCGGGTGACGATAGGCGACGTGCCCCGGCTCGCCGCGCATCCGGATCAGTCCGCACTTCCGACAGGTATCGCCGTCCCAAGAGTGACGCGCGCTCATGACTGCCCTTCCCGCGCCTCGAACTCGGCGAGCAGTTCGGCGAACAGACTGCCGGGGCCGTCTCTCTCCGCCTTCTCCCTTCAGCCGCGCCCTCAGATCTTCGCGGCTCGCGACGCTCGCGGCGGCTCTCTCCGCTGCTCTCCGCGCCACCGTCTCCGGCTTCATCGGCTTGAACATTTCGGTGAACCCTCGCTCGGCTTGAGTGGAGCGGGCGCCCGGGCGATCCGGGCGCCCCGCGCTGCCTTACTTCTGCTTCCCGCCGGTCCAACCGGAGTTGTGCGGCATCTGTGCTTCGAGTTGATCCGCCCACCCGACGATGCGCGCATTCCGGTTGTGAACGGAGTCGTATTCGTTGCACTGCACGGTGCCGTCGAGTTGCAGCCAAGCCGTGACGCTCGACAGGTGATTCTTGGTGCCGGTGCGGAAGCGGATGATCACCTTCGACTCGGGCACCTGCCAGCACGAGAGCGGGAACCGCACGCTGCTCGGCTTCTCGCCGCGCGCGATGCGCTCGTCGCGCTCGGAGATCTCGGCGTTCATAACGTCGAGATCGTACTGCGTGAGCGGAGCCTTCATCGTCCGCTTGCTGTTCGAGATGCCGCGGATCGAGATCGTGATCTCGCGCGTCTCGACGTGATGGAGCATGGCGCAGTTGCGGCACAGCGGCCCGGTTGCTGCTTCATCTCGTGTACCTCCTTGCAAGGATCATCGGCCATCTCCCCGCCCCGTGCAAGCACTATTTTCGGTGGGTGTGAGAACGCCTTACCACCGTGTCACCCACCCCCCGCGGGGTCGCTGCCCGGGCCGCCCCGGGCGGGCTCCGGCCTCGGGATCCGGCGCCCCGGGGGCCGCCGGTCCCGGGGCCGCGGCCGGCGTCGAGCCCCCGGGCTTTTCGGCCCACGCTGCCGCCCGGTCCCCGAGCGCGCGGATGAACTGCGGCCCCATGATGTAGAGCGCCCCGAGCGCGTACACCTCAAGATCGAGCGCCTCGTTCCGGTCGCGGAGCTTGACCCACTCGCGCACCGCCCCGCGCCCGCGCACGTACCGGCGCACCGCCTTCTCGGCCGTCAACTGCTCAAAGAACTCGCGATCGAGCCAGTCGGCCAGCGGGAAATGCATGTAACCCGGCGACGACTTGTCATCGATCTGAAGCCGTGAGAGCACGATCTCTTTTCCGGTGTCCACACAGAACATGAACAGCGGCAGCTTGTATCGGTTATTTTTCGACGGGCGCTCGACCAGCGGCTTGCCGGAGTTGCTCGACCCCTTGATCGCGAACGTGATCGGTTCGAGCCCCTGCCGCGCGACGCAATACTGATAGACGCTTTGCGTGTGCATGCCGCCGCTGTCGATCACGACGCGCTCGATCGCCAGCTTGCGCCCGCTCTCGTGAACGAGCGGCGTCGCAAGGTACTGGTCGAGCAGCATCCACGTTTTTGTGTTCGAGGGATCGCCGAAGATCTGCCGGAAGTCGAGCACCCACGAGCGTTCGCCGGCGCCGTACCCCTTCGCGAGCACTTCGAGCCGATCGCCCTGCACGTCCACTGACGCCACGATCACGCCGACGCCGTTCGGCACCTGCGCCGGGAACGGCTCGCACCGCGATTGCAGAATGTGCGGTTCCACGCTCGTCCCCTTTTCCTCCCACGTCTCGCCGAGCACCGTGTTCACCCACACCTTGAGCTTGAACGGATCGGTGCGGGATTCGAGGAACTCGTCAACGCACTCGGCCCACGACTTCCACCCGAGCGGTGAGTAGAGGCTCGACAGGTGGAAGCCAACCGTTTTCCCGCCGTCGCCGGCCGCGGTCGGGCGCCATTCACCGGCCGCGAGCATCTTTGTTTTGTGCTGCTCGCCCACGAGTTTCTCGCAACCCGAGCACTTCATCATCGCGGTGGCCGGGTTGCGGTCCACGAAATGAATCGAGTGGTGCACGCCCTCGCTACCGTAGTAGCCGCCCGGCTGCCACTGGATCCAGTCCATATGCTCGCAGAACGGGCACGGCACGAAATAGCGGCGCTGATCGCTGCGCAGAAACTCGCGCTCGATGCGCGACAGCCCGCGGCTCGTCGGCGTGCTGCATAGCAGCGCCTTTTTCCGCACGAACGTGCTCATGCGCTTCTCGGCCAGCGCGACCGGATCGCCCTGCCCGCCCACGTCACCCTCGTACTCGTCCACCTCATCGCAGAACAGCCGGGCCGCGGGCAGCATGCGCAGCCGCGCGGCGCTTTTCGCCGCAGCGAGGATCAGCATGCCGCCCTCGAACTCCTTCAGCATGACGGTGTTTCCGCTGTCCCGCTTCCGGGAGTCGGTCACGCGCGCGCGAAGTTCCGGCGTTGACTCGATCATCGGCGCGATGCGCTGCTTCGATTGCGTCTCGGCGTTGTCGAGCGTCGGCAGCACCATGAGCATCGGCACCGGCGAATAGTGGATCGTGTAGCCGATCCAGTTGTTGCCGCACTCGGTGCCGCCCACCTGCGCGCCCTTCATCAGCACCACGCGCTCGCACGGATCCCGCGGCGACAGCTTTTGCATCGGCTCGCGCAGGTACGGCGTGCGGCTCGTGCGCCAGCGGCCGGCCTCGGCGCTCGACACCGAACTGAGTTGCCGATACCGATCGGCCCACTCATCCACCGACAGATCAGGATCGCGGCGCCAGCCGTCGCAATCGGACAGGATCAGCGGGCCGGCGATCATCTAGTGCCGCGTCTCGTCGGCCAACTCATCGCACACGCGGTTCACCTCATCCTCGATCAACTTGAGACATTCCTTCGGATCGCTCACGCCGGCGAGCACCGGCGCCAGCCGCGGCGGGATCGAGAGCAGCAGATCCCGCGCCCGCCGCGACCGCTCGAACGTGATGCGTTTCACCTCGGCCACCTCGATCAGTTCGCCCGCGAGCTTCCGGTATTCCAGTTCTTCGATCTTCGCCTTGAACGTCTCGCGGAACGTGCGCGCCTGCTGGTAGTGAGTCGCCGAACCGTCGCCGTTCCCGCCGCCGTTGCCGCGGCCCGGGTGCGTGTTCTCGCGCAGTTGCTTTTTCGCCTTTTTCGGATCGAGCGTGCCGTCGCTCTCCGGAGTGACGCGCCCGCTTTTCACCGCGCGGCGCAGTCCCTCGTGCGAGATCTTCACGCCCTCGTCGTTGAGGATCTTGCTCGTCGCCCGGATCGACTTGCCCATGATCAGATTCCATCGAGCGGCAACGCTTCTTGAGTCACGGGAACGCTGTCGGAGTTGCCGAGCGGCAACGTCTCTTGAGCGAGACGCTTCGCTGCGATCTCGCAGTAGCGTTCTTCGATCTCGATGCCGATGGCCTTCCGCCCGAGGTTCTTCGCGGCCACCAGCGTCGTGCCGCTGCCCATGTATGGATCGAGCACCACCCCGGCGGGAGCCATGTTCACAACCCAAGACATAAGTTCGATCGGCTTCTGCATCGGGTGTTCTTTGTCGGCCGCGGTAAACCCACGATAGTTCATCCTGAACATGCGGAGATTGGGCAGAAAGTTCGACCACGCCAGTTCGGCCGGGCTTCCCTGCGCGAATCCATCGGCTTGCTTGTCCCACACGATCCACCCGGGATGCGATGGCAACCTTGCCGCATAGCCGTTGGCTCCGAACAACACCATAGGCTTGTCCATCGACAAGAGCAGTTCGCAAGCCACGCCACCGGAATGTTCAACGCCATGCCACTTGTAGCCTTTGGGGCGGCCGATGTTGTTCAGTTTGTCGAGATTCAAAACCATGCCGTAAGGCGGGTCGCTGATGATCACATCGCACTCAACCGGCAGCACCTCGCGGCAATCCCCGAGGTAGATCGTGATCCCGGCATGTTCGTAGTACGGAGTCACGGCTGCCTGATTTCCGTGCCGGCCTGCGCCAGCCCGGCGATCTCGCGATCGAGCTTCCGCTCCCACGCGCGCGCAACCTCGCGTTCGAGCACGCGACAGAACTCGTCAAGCGTCATCTGCGCCTCGATGCGCCGGATCTGCTCGGCCGTTAGCGTGCCGACCTGCACCCACTCCCGCGGCTTCATGTCCACCACCCCGGCCAGCAGGATGAATGCGCCTCCATCCTCGGCCCCACCATCGCGCCAATCCGATCCTTGGCCTTCATGCCGGCACCCACTTCCCTTCGCGGATGAACCCGTGATCGCCGCAGTCCGTGCGCAGCAGCGACGGTGAGATTGTGATCGGATCCAGTTTTTCGAGCGTCCACGGATTCGGGCCGCGGAGCGGGATGTAGCTCGCGTCGCCTTCGCCGCTATGCTTCGAGCAAACGTGCGACACCCACAGCGCCGATACTTGCCCCGTCGAGGGATCCGTGACGGTGCGACACTTGTGATCGTGGCCGAGATCGATCCACTCGCCGAGCGGCCAGTCTCCGGAACTCACCTGCTCACCTCCTTGAGCATCGGTTTCATGTACGTGCGCGGTATCACCCACGCATCCGTGTTCCCTGAAAGCGATCGGCCAACACCGCGCGCGCGCAGTTCGATCGCCTCTGAACGCGGCAGCCATCCGACAATCTCGAACGACCACGGATTGCCCGCCGGAACGACCAACACATAGGGATAGTCGCCGTCCCGATTACGGGTCACGAGCCCGTAGTTTGATTGCATCCCGTAGCGCACCGAATAACCCGCCACATCGGGAGCACTGAACCCGTTCGGATCTCGAACTAAACTCACCCCGAGCAGCACCGCGACCGCTTCCTCGGCGCAGTAGGATCCGATGCGGCCTTCAAGCCGCTGCGGGCATTCATGTCCCACGATGTTCCATCCGTTACGTGTCGCCCGAGCGTGATCACGCTCCGCTTCGGCGCGGGCTCTTGCTATCACCTCCGGGCTCAAAGCCACGATCGTTCCCGCCATTCACGCACCCCCCATGAAATCCGCGCAGATCAGTTCGAGCGCGCGGCCGTCCGTGATTTCCTCGTCGCCCTCACGAGCGCGCAGGTTCGCGACCGCTCGCATGACGACCCGGAACTGATCGCCGGTGAGCGCGATCGTTTTCCGCTCCGGCGCCGGCCCGTCACCGTCGCCCGGCTCGCGATCGCCATCGAGCGGCTTCAACAACCCGTCAAGTTCGTTGCCGTTCCACCCGAGCCCGTCGAGCGCGAGCCCGTCGAGCCGGATCGAAGCGAGCACCTCGCCGAGCCGATCGTGGTCCCACCGCGCAAGCTCGGCCGTCCGGTTGTCCGCGAGCGCGAATGCCCGCGCCTCGCCGGCGCTGTCGCTGTCGAAAACGAGTACCGCGAGGCTGCCCCACCCCATAGCCGAGGCCGCCGCCAGCACCCCGTTCCCCGCGATCACGGTCCCATCTGCCCGGGCAACGATTGGCCGCTGCTGCCCGCTCCGCTTGAGACTGGCCTTGATCGCATCGAGATTGCGCTCGGGG